TACTTCAGGCTGATAAACTCCAAATTCCAGTATATAGTTGTTTGAACTTCCAAATCCTATAGTAAAAGGAATCAACTTTACTGCATTTGCTTCTTTTCCAACTCCTACTGCATTTGGTTTGGTTCTCGCTATATATTGAGTTCCTGGTCTTCTTGCAATTCCACCATTTGGTGTAACCACAAAGTTGGTAAGTTCTTGTACAGATTTGGAATACAATTCCTCATCTACAAAACCTTGTGATTTAACCGCAATCTGACCTCCCCAGAAATTAGTCTGAGTTTGGGTCACTCTCATTTATACACCATTTGCAGTTGATGCAGAAAAAGGTCTGAAGTTTCCTGACATGGAAGTATTCCTTGAATTCAACCATTCATTGGATTCAATAACATCTGCAGTACCAACTTGTGCATCAATACTTCTTGCTTCTGATAACACTTGCTGGAATTTACCTAACATCAAATCACGCAATGATCCTTGACCTGTAAGATCCATTGCAATTTCTGATGCAAGTCCCATTGCTATTGCCTGAACCAATTGTGCATCAAAATCAGTAGTATCATCTCTGGAACTAGGTTTTTTGATGTATTTGATCTTTGCAGTAGTAGCATCAGTCAGAAGATACTGACCTTCTACTTTAAATGGATAATCGTATTGGTCACTTTCATAGAGGTTTAAAACCCTGAGAATAATCGTATTATCCAAAACATAGGCATAGTTATATTCAAATGGAGGTGTATAGTCTCCACTTTTGGATAACTCTGTTCTATGAGTCATACAATTCCAAGGATGAGAACGAAGCACGGCATCTCTTACATCTTCAAACCTTAATTTACAGGCTCTTGCCCGTGCATTAGCATCATCAAAAGCTGTAATAGTCCCGTCACCAATATTGTTTAAGGCAATATTAGATATCTGAATTGCAGTAGCCATTAAGCTTTTTTCTTAGCAGGTTTCTTTACAGGTTCTTTTTTTACAGCAGACCAACCTAATTTAGAAAGTTCTCTGAATTCTGAAGAACCTCTAGTGACTTCTCTTTCATCACCATCTGTTGAATACAAAACAATTCTAGACATAAGTTCCTTTGGGAAAGGGGGCCGAAGCCCCCTAAGTTTAATCAGTCAATGGTGTAAACCATATAACCAGCGAGATCATCGCCATCAACTAGTGCTTCATCTTCAGAAGTTGCTCTGATTAGAACACCACCTTGAGATTCAAACAACTTTGTTCCACCAGTTGCTTTTAGAGGTGCTCCAGTATTAGCAGAAGCTCCTTCTAAACTGAAATAACCAACGGTATCGACACTGATTCCATTGATTAATCCATCTGGATCGGCTGCTACTGCATCTCCTGCAAGATCAGTATAAGCATCCCAACCTAAATCAATTTTTGCACCACTTGTGACCCAATTGACATAAGCTCTGGATAAGCCTATAAATAAACGGACTTTACCAGCAGGAAGCTTTCCTAATGCAACAGAAGAAGTTGCTTCTCCAGCACCATCTTGATCATGAGAAAAATACATAATTCTCATTCGACCATGATGATCTGAAGGGTCATTCATTACTGAAGGTACAGCTACAGTGTTAGCGTACTGTGTGCTGTTTTGCGTTGTTATGGCCATAGTATTTTCCTTTTAAGAGATTAAGCTGCCATGCAACTGAGTTGAACAACACGTTCTTCTTCAAGACGGGTTGCTCCAACAGTCATACGGTAATAAATATACTGGCTGAACCTCTTGTCTGGACGCTCAGAAATACGTGCTACAATGTCTTCCCAGATACAAAGACCTACGCCTCTGCGATGAAAAGCTAAGCAATACTCTACGTCAGCACCATTTTCCTGCGGACATGCAGTAGTACCAGAGTAAGATTCAGTGCCAGCAGTGGTGGGAATCTTTTCAGTTCTGATAATATTGAATCCCATATACTGATTCAAATCACCAGCAACCAAAGCTCGTACTTGATTATAATCAGCACTATTAACTTTAGTCGAAGTCAATAATTGAGCTAATTGATTAGCGTTGAGAACAAGAAATAAATTACTATTCCCATTCACATCATAATCATCAGCTTCTCCTGATCCCAGAATTTTACGAGCATGAATCAATTTACCTACCGTGAGATTGGTATAACCTGATTCGCTATCAACAGCATATGTGTTGGTATTAGCATCAACTTGCTGAGATGCATCAAGAGATATATCTGTACTTGCAGCACTTCCTGAAGTATTTTCAGAACCAGACGCAGTACCTACAATTGCACCAATAACCTCTTCATCAATTGCTCTTCCCATTGCCATAGCAGCATTGACGGAATAAGCAGATGCAGGATCAATCAAGAGCCTTAGTTTGTCTGGATTATCAATCATGTCACCCCAATCATAGTCAACAGGTGTTACCCTACGTCTATCATGTGGTGTACTGATTAATGGTGAGTCAGCATGTCTGCTGGTAACTCTTTGTGCTGAAGTAGCACCGATACGATCCATGAAGACTTCTTCACCGATCTTTCCTGCTTCTAATGTAACTGCATTACGCAGTCTACTTCCCATTTGTTGGACGAGAAGTTGTACATTGGCATCAAATTGTTTGACAAATGCCGTTGTGACTTGAGTGGACATATAAAATCTCCGCAATTAGTGAGTAAAAAAACGCACATTTGCGAATTGTCCACATGGGGTTCGCTGACATTATCTAAATGCCAGGGGTATAAAAATACCTTGTCTGGTCTAAGTTTTAGCTCAAGTGGCTATAGAGTTTAGTCATCTTAGCAACGGCTGCCTGATGATTAGGATCATAGGTATCCATGTAAGATTGTCTAAAATCTTTATCATTCAATAATGAATTGATTTCTTCTTGAGCATTGGCTGGATTCATTCCACCAAGAACTGCGTTATTTGATCCTGGTAAAACTGAATCTTCTGCCAAGACTTCACCTATTCGGGCAAAGACTTTTAATAATTCTGGATGGTTTCCCATTCCTGTTTCTTCTATAACCTTAACTGCTTCAGGAGTAGCAAAATTCATAAACGCTCGTCTTGCCATTTCCAGGTTGTGATTAAACTCATCACCCCATTCCTGTTGTAAAGTGCTTAGGTTATCAACTTCAAACTGCTCAAACTGTTGTTGAGAAGTTTCTTCACGTTCAGCAATATCCTGTTGATATGCTTGGAATATAGTTTCTGCCTGTTGGTTGTTTAATCCCAACTGGTGGGCAAACTGTCTATAGTTTTCTGTCTGCTCTGGATCATGATCTCCTAAAGTGTAACCATTATGGTCTTCAGGTCTTCCAAGAGCATTATAAACATCATCCATAGGTTCACCTTCTCCAGGTAAACGTAGGAGTTGTTCTGCTGGTACACCCATCTTTTTAACAAGATTGACATACGATTTAGCCAACTTATCTACAGAGTCAAAAGTCTGTAGGGATGGTTCTTCTCCTAATCCATCAGGCAATCCTGTAGGATTGAACTCCATTGGACTAGAAGTGATTGCTGGTTGTTCTGCAGAAAGCATTGAACCGCCAGAGTCAATGGCTCCTGAATCGCTTGGTGCAGCTTCAGAAGTTGTCATCGATGCTTCGCTCATAATTTTGCTTCATCATGGTTTGAATTCGATCTGCATCCAACGACACATAATTGAGAATGGCTAGAACAACAGATCTTCGCCCTTCGTTATATGATGTTTCCTGCAAATCACTGGTTATAGTGGAATTCCAGATAAAGTTATTCTTCATCAAGTCTTCCAACACTTCTCTACCAGCTTCGGTAGAAAATACTTCTTTATAAGTTGCTCTCCGTTTACGGTCTTTATCAAACATTATACTGCAGTCATCTGCTGTGCTGCCATTGCTCTATTCTTTTCTGCAGTTGAGGTTACTTGGTCAATGTTTGCTGTTATTTCTGCTTGTTGTAATTGTTGCATCATTGCTGACTGTTCCTGCTGTTGTTGCAACTCTTGTTGAAACTGTGCTTCATCTTTAACAACACTTGGTGGTGTTCTTAAGATATCTGCACCAAGTTTAACTACTTGAGAAGTATCCAGCCTCTGTAGAATGGTTGGGTCGATTTGGGCAATTGGAGTAAGGAACTGAATCAGTTGAGATATGCTGTTCAATTCATAGCCCCGCATTGCTACAGAGACTGGATTTCGATATTCGATCTTAAATTCTTCTTGTTCCATAACAACATCAGGAGGTTGAGGAAGCAGATTATTAGTAAGAAGAATTTGAGTTGCCCGTTCTATCATTGGTCCTAGCATTTCAATTTCCTGTCTTGAAACAATAGGTCCAACAATCTGTAAACGATCTCTTTGTCTTGCTTGAACTTCAGTTGCAGTAAATCTTAAAACATCACCATCATTTGCAACTGGTCCTGGCAATTCCATCATGTCTAGGTAGAACGACTTTTCTATATTTTCTCTAACTTGAGCCATTTTTGCTTCTGCAATGTCAACTCTTTGTGCAGAAGGCATTGGAAAGATTCTTTCGTCTTTGCCTAGTCCTGATCGATAGTAGTTGATTCCTCCAGGTGTTGTTCTTATAGGGTTTAAGAATCCGTCATCAGGAATCATCAATGGTGGATCAACAATCTTCTGTAATGCTTTGAGGTAGGTCTTTTCCATCTCATTGAGCATTTTAATATCTGCCAATGCTTCAGCACCTGGACCTCTTCCATAAGTTTCCTGTGCATTTCTTTCCCAACGACTGCATACAAATGGAAATGATTCAAAACCACCTACATTCAGAATGGCTTTTGCAGTAGGCATGAAATAAATACTGACAAATGGGAATCGTTTGATGGGAGCATCTTTAAATGTAGATATTGGTTTAACTACATGTACGCATTCAAATTTGTCATAGTATTTTCCTGCTTCTATGGCTTTTTGTACTTTATCAGGAAGTTTTTCTTCACCAAATGCTTCCAGGACTTCTTTTGCAGTATGTTCGTAAACTCTATAGATCGTATCTACACGACCCATTTCGTTCTTTGCAAGGAAGCAGTTATAGAGTGGATAACTCGCAAAATATGGTCCTTCACCTGGAATATCTTTAACATGCATAACTCCTGTACCGAATGCACCTAAATCCAATAGGTATTCATGCATTGCAGGATGGAAGTTGTTGTTGGGTCTATTAAAGGTCTGTATTAATACTCTTGTAGATTCTTCCAACCACAACTGTACATCTCGTTCTTCATTGAGTGCATTATTTCTCATCTTCAACTCAAACCAGTTTTGTGTACTGGGAGTCAACAGATTATGCATACCAGATGAAAATCTGGTTAAGGCACGTAAAGGTGTAGATTCAAAGATCTTTTCTCTACGTTTCTCTCCTGCAGTTCTTAGGGTAAGGAAATCACTTCTGTTAGGAGAAACAAGATCTCCTATTTCCTGCCAAGTGCTTTCCCAGTTACGTCTAGAGTCTTTGAGAGATGCCAACTCAGATGTAAGCTGTGTGAATAAATCCATCAGCCTGTAAGACCTTTAAAGGTTTGCCTTCTACCAAATCCTGATTTTCGTCTTTGTCTTACGTTGTTTCCATAAGATGCCATTGAAAAAGGATTATTACTTTCAGAAGATTTTGGTAAGGCGTCAGTCAATTCTGTTAGATTTGGCAATTCGTCTGGGTTCTTAAAATCAGGAAGACCTAACTTATCTGTAAACCCTTGCCATTGTTTTTCATAATTTTTACCCAACTTATTTGCTTCCTTTTCCAGATTAGTTCCATGTCCACCAGATATAAAACCAGTAGTTTGGTCAATTAATCGTCCTGTTGATCCTCCCATTAGTATTTTCCTGTAATTAAGGTTCTTGAAGTTCCAGATCGGCTTAAACCACCTCTCCTTTTATCTCTATCACGTTCCAATAAGGTTCCTATAGAAGTTGTCTTCCCAATTTTTGGACCTGCACCTTTTGAACTTCCAAATGCAGAAGTAAGAGCAGAAGAAAGATCTGATTTAGCTTTCATGACCTGTTTTGCTGCATTAGAACCCAATGCAGTGGAAACATTCATTCCTGTATTAAAAGTATCTTCAAAGGCTCCCAGAATATTTTGACCTGTTGTTTCTATATTTTTTCCTGTTTTTTGAAGTTGTGTTACAACTGCTTCCCCTTCTTCTTTAACATCTTCAGCATAGTCTCTTATACCTTTAGTAGGATCTTTAACAAAGTCTTCAACTTGTTGTAAGACAGAATGTGCATCAGATCCTTTATAAGTATCCTCTATTCCACTGATAGTCCCTTTTACTGCATTTTCTAGATTAAAATCACCTGTTAAGAGCTTTTGACCTTCTTGCTTTACTTGTGTGATTGCTTTTTGTCCTTCTTTTTGAACATTCTCCAAACCTATGTTCAAATCTGAACCTTTATAGGTTGTATCAATATTTTCCTTTAGTTCTTCTAATCCCCCACCGACATCTGTTTTAACTTTTTCTGTGAATTGACTGAGACTTCCCAGATCAACCTTGGTATCTCCTAATGGATTTGTATTTATTTGGGGATCTGTAATATCAGTATTTTCGATGTTTTCTGTGAGTTCTCCAACTTCTGATTTAACCTTTTCCGTAAGTTGACTAACACTTCCTAGATCAATTTTTTGTTTAATCGTTTCGTGGAGTTGTTGTAATAATTCGTCTTTAGAAAGATGTAGCCTTGGTGCCGTCGCTTTTGTCTTTAGTGTATCTATGAATTCTGTGGCAGACTCTTTCCCTTCGTCTACTTGTTTGTCAACAAAAGTTTTTGCATCATTAATAGATTCTTTTCCCTCTTTTATTTGTTCTGTAACTGTAGTTCCTGCATCACTAATAGACTCTAGTCCTTCTCCAGCTTTTGATTTAACCTTTTCTGTAAGTTGACTAACACTTCCTAGATCAACTTTAGGCATATCCCACGTAACTCCGGGAGGTGGAAGACCTTTTTTAGCTGCTTCTAAATATGGAGCAAGAAAAGCCTGTATATCAAATTGGTCCGCATCTCCTATTTCCTGGAGTAAATCTGTACTAGCTTTTGGTGGTTTATTACCAAATGGTTTTGTATTGAGACTATGCCCACCTGATAAGTCCTGTTCAGTGTTAAGGCTATGCCCACCTGATAAGTCTTGAGTAGTATTGAGACTATGCCCACCTGATAAGTCTTGAGTAGTGTTAAGACTATGCCCACCTGACAAATCTGTAGCAGTAACCTTTTTTTTAATAGTTTCTGTAATTTGACTAACACTTCCTAGATCAACATTAGGTAAACTAATACCCCCAGAAAGACCACCTAACCTTTTCAAAGCTAACTTATCTTTATCAGATAATGTGGAAGTAGGCTTAGGCTTAGGCTTAGGCTTAGGCTTAGTTCCAGCATCCTTTGGTGCAGACTGAGCAATGGTAGTCTTAGGTGGTTTAGCCGTAGTGGTCTTAGGTGGCCCTACTGGTTTACTATCCCAGTCATCATCATAAGTATCAAAGAATTCTGATCCGAGGTAAGCCTGTAAATCATCTCCCTTTAAACCTAGTGCTGCTCCTTTTTCTTTTGTTTTTAGAAAAGCCTGTAAATTAAATGCCATATATTCCTTTATTCTTAAGCAGCAAAGTATTGGTATTCGTGATCTTGAGTACCTATAGCAAACTCCATTTTAGGGATTTCCTTATGAATGGTTGCATAGCGTAAAGACATAACAGCATATCTTGTTGCAGACATGATATCGTCACGTTCTTTGATGATCTTTCCTTCTTTACGATGGTACATCCTCATTTCTGCGAACCAGTCGGAAAGATGTTCAAAGACTTTAAACCTGCCCGACTGCATTCTTTGAAGGATATCCATAATACCTGGCTCAACAGAAAAACCCCCGTCAGGATTGCTGAAATGAGAACCAAGCATATTAACACCAAGCCTCCGATACTGTTGAGCAAGAGGTTCACCAGATCCTTTATCGTGTTGCATACCATCATGAGGCCACGCACAAGGAATATAAGCACCTTTAGACTTAATCGAATGGGCATGAGTAACAGGTGTTTCAGCCCTAATAGAATAGGTGTCGTAAACATAAGCCGTATCCGTTTCTCTGTCCCATGCAACCCATACACATGCAAATGGGTGATCCCATCCGAAATCGACTGCACAGATTCTGGGCCAGTATTCTGGAATTGGAAATGAAGGTATCTTGATAGCATCTTCGTCAATTGGGTAAACCAATCCTGAACCAAGGATAGGAATCCCTTTTGATCGCATATTTCTTTCATGCGGTGGAAGGGCAGCAAGGATTTCATTTCTGGTATCTATGTCTAAGTGTGGTGCATCATCCCATGTTGCATGATAAAGCTGTTGTCCTGGTTTAAGATCATTCATGAATTGGGCAACAGTATTAGTCATGCCTTTTTCAGGAGTGAATGTCATGAATATCAAGCCTTGGGTTTTTAAAGTCGCTCTTAAACCTTGAGAATAGATATCTTGAGGAGGTTCTTCGTCTAACCAGACAATATCGACTGCTTTACCCATCCATTGTTCTTTTCCTTGTTCGTAGGATTTGAACCAGATTTTAGAATTCTTTCCTGACTTATGTTTGACTGTAACTGCAGAAATAGCGTTAGGGATGCCTGGAAGCCTGTCTGTGTGAATTATTCTATCTTTCGGTATCAACCCCTTACCCCAATCTTCCAAGTCTCCTGGCTCCCCTAGAAGCTCTGCCTGGACTATATCCCTTGTATTGGCAGTTGTATTACCTGCTGCCCAAACCTTAACTGGAGTATCAAATCTATGCCCTTCCCACCAATCGGGATAGTCTCCTAAAACGTGGATTGCTAATTCTGCTGCACCGCAATAGGTTTTTCCTACTTTATTTGCTGCCATCAAGAGCCTTTGTTTAGCTCTTTTCTTACCCATATC